GATCAGGGCAAATCGCCGCAGCACTTGGTCAACCGTCAACGCCTCCCCCGCGCCCCCCATAGGAGCCGGAGCGGCCTCGCTGGCCTGGATGGCGCCGCCCAGGCTCGGCCCGCTCAGGTCATCAGAAGGGGGCGGGGGAAGGTCCCGAGGATCTGGCCGCGACGAATGCTGCATGCCGAGCATGCGCGCCGCCTCTTTCACGGCCCTGGATTGATCGCCGTTGTGTTCCAGCAGGCAATACACCTCAAAAGCATCATTCTGGTGACCGTTGGCCAGCGGATCGGCGCCATGGTGCGAGTAAACCTTGCGCTCCTTGACCGTGATACCGGGCATGCCAGTGCTGCTTTGCGCATACAGCCATTTACTGCCCCGCTTGATGTAGCCATGGGCCCGCAGCAACTCCTCGACGTCGTGACAGCGGTTGAATTCATCAATCACCGACGGCTTGTCGCCTTTGGGCGCCGGGCGCTTGAGCGCTTTGCCCGGGTCCTTCTTGGGCTTCGGCGCCCACGGGCAGGCCGCCTCGGCATCCCGCTTGAAGATGTCCCAGTTGTTCCAGATCGAAAGCAGCTCACCCGGCAGCACCGGCAGCCCTTCGGCCGCATTGGGCGCATTCCGCCAGTAATAAGGCTTACCCGTGCCGGGATGAATCGACGGGGGCAACACGTCCTGCACCAGGCCGGCGCGCAGCTCCAGCACCGTGAAGCGCTGGAACTGTTGCGCCTCGGCCTTGGCTGCCGCCTCCCCTGCCAGGTCACCAGCTGCCTTTGCGGCCTTGGCCTGAGCCGTCAGCCGCTTGTAGATCGATCCATCTGGGTCATTCTCATTCGGCCAGGATAAAGAATGGCGGGTCAGTTCCAGATCATCCGGAACCCGGAACATCACACGGAAGCGCGCCGGGTTGCCGACCACCGTCGGGAACACCAGCGCCATGGCATCCAGGTCGATGCCGTGCAGTTCGTAAAGTACGTGGCGGGTCCACTGGACATCATCGACATCAAGCGAGCAAACCCGGCTCGGGCCGAGTACAACACCCAGGTTGTGCGCGGGGTGTTGTTGCCAGAAGCCCGCCGCCGCGTCGGCATCAGTGAGGTAACCGCCGAGCTTGTTCCAGCCCATTCCCTTGGGGGCCTTCTCCCCTGGATCGATGGGAACCAGGGCTAGAGCGAACTCGTCGACATAGCGCCGCGCCCACTCAGCCGTGGGCGCGTTGGTCTGCTCAATCATCTGCGCCGCTCCCTCAACTCCTTGCAAGGGACGCAGGTCTGGCACCCGGGCGCCGCCTGCCGGCGAAGAGGCGGTATAGGTTCGTCACAGTCTTCACAAAATTCCGCGCTGGGGGCACCAGTCTCCAAAGGCCGGTGACGCGCCAAAGCTGCTTGCCGAAAACGCTCGGCCAGGTCGTTCGCAATGTCGATATCATCAGCCATGGAGGTGTTCCTCCATCGCGGCGCGGGCTCCGGCCATGATTCCCAGGACAGCGCGGATCACGTCCGCACCATGCTTTTCCAGGTCCTCCACTTCGTGAGGCTCCCAGATGTTGTCTGCGGCACCGTGGTGCATGCTGGACACGAACATGCCCGTTTCATGCAGCAGCCGACTGACCGCCTGTAAGGCCTGTTGCGTTGGAGCTGCTGGCTCTGGCTTGTACCAGACCATCCCCGCAGGGCGCATCAACGCATCGAGCAATACCGGACTTTCCGTCAGCCGGATAACCTCTTCCAGCTCGTCTGGGTCCAGCCAGCGATGCTCGAAATCGTGCTTTAGCTTCTTCTGCAGGGTGTCGTAATCCATGACCATATCCAGCGCCAGCGCAGTGACACCGCCCGGGTAGTTATGGCCGGCGCGATAGAGCGCCTTACGCAATGGGAGTATTGGCTCGACGGCCTTCGGTTTTGCTACGCGACTCATAACCGTAAATACCTCTTTTACGGTCTAGCCATAGAAACGGGCACGCCCTATCCTACGACCACGACCGATGTGCATGTGCTGTGTATCGTCGTAGCCGGGCTGGGGGATTCTTGTGGTGAGAGGCCCCAGCTCGGCACCCTTTCAAGCCGCCTGCAGGTCCACCGGCAGCAAAAAAACATCTGGCCGCAGGTCTTCACGCCGCACCCCGGTCAATTTCTCGACACGAAGCACCAGCTCAGCGGGCAGTTCGCCCTTTCTAAACCAGTAGGAAACCAGCTGCTGCGATACCGGCCGCTCGTCAGTTGAAACCAGTACCGCGAAAGCGGTTTGACCACCGGCTAGGTCGATAGCCTTCGCAAGGGCCAATCGCATGGATTCGGAAATACTCATAACAACCTCGGGACGGAAGGTACCGAGGCAAATTACAACAATATTTGTATTGCCTCAACGCTTTTTAGCGTTTGATAAAATACAAAAGCCTTTGTAGCCTCGCGAAATGACAGAATCTATCCCCGTACCAAGCCGCTTAGCCGCCCTGTTTAAGGCGCGCCGTGAAGAACTGGACCTCACCCAAGAGGACATAGCCAGTCGCGTGACCACCCTGCTAGGCCCAGAGAAGAGGCTGACACAGCAGGTATATGCAGCGTTCGAAAAGGGAAGATCGCAAAACACCAGATATGCACCGGCGATAGCGAAAGCTTTAGATTTACCTATCGAGATACTTGACGAAGAGTGGGACTACTCACCCAACGACCAAGCGAAAAAAGCTGACCTTGCAACTGCAAAATTCATTGATGAGCCAATAGTGCTATGGGGCGACGAACCTCCACTTGGAGACGAAGTAGAGGTACCCATGCTCAAGGAAATAGCACTGTCCAACAAATCCGGACAAATGTCGGTAGTAGAGCAAGGCAAGGTAAAGCTGGGCTTTAGCAAAAGCACCTTGCTCTCCATGGGCATCGATGTGGCGAACATCGTATGTATAACGGTATCGGGCAATAGCATGGAACCCGTCATCCCTGACGGTGGAAGGGCTGGCGTTGACCGAGGTCGAACTGAAGTGAGAGACGGTGATCTCTTTGCGATCAACCACGATGGCCAGCTCAGAGTAAAAGTGTTGTACCGCCTCCCGCGAGGTGGGCTGCGGATGCGTAGCTTTAATAGGGATGAGCACCCCGATGAAGAGTACTCAGCCGAGGATATTCGCCAGGAAAACATAGAAATTATTGGTCGAATCTTCTGGTATTCCGTTCTGAGATAACTAGAAAGCCAGTGAAAAACCCGCATTGTTGCGGGTTTTTTTGCACCCCAGAAATAGTAATTACAAGAATTACTGTTGACCTGATTACAAATTAAAGCGTAACGTTTGCCTGTAAATCTCTCACCACGAGTGTGAATCATGCAAACGACTACACAGCACAGCCCTACCCGCTGCCCGGTGTACCTACACCCCGCAGCCTGCACCAGCCCGGAAGCCATCGACAAGATCCAGCGCCAGACCGGCCTGCTGGTGATCGCCACCACCCGCCGCACCGCCGCCGCCAAACCGGTAGACCTCGGCCCGTTCGGGGGTGACGCAGCATGAAACCATTGCTGATTGGCCTTGCCGGCCCGGCTCGCTCGGGAAAATCCACCGCCGCTGACCACCTGGTACGCAACCACCTGCTGGAGCACTACGCCTTCGCCGACCCGCTGCGCTCTGGGCTCATGGAGATCTTCAACCTCGACCCGGACGACTTCGAAGGCGAGCGCAAAGAGCAGACCCTGGCCTGGCTTGGCCGGTCCCCGCGTGAACTGATGCAGTCGATGGGCACAGAGTGGGCGCGCCAGATGGTGCACCCAGACGTGTGGGTGAGGATCGCAGAGCAGAACCTCAACTACCTACAAAACTCGCTGTCGAGCGTGGTCGGCTTCGTCGTCAGCGACGTGCGCTTCGAAAACGAAGCCGAATTTATCCGCCAGCGCGGCGGCACCATCATCCACATCGAGCGACCTGACGCGGCGAAAGTGAACCCGCATGTCAGCGAAGCCGGCATTCACATCAAGCAGCCCGACCTGACCGTTCTCAACACCCGGAACCGAGAGCATCTGCGGTGCCTGATAGACAACTGCGTTGTAGTCATCCGGCGTCGCTCCCTGGACCAGACCGCAGCCTGAGGTAGCCACCATGAACCGCACCCTGGACGAAACAGCGGCAGTGCTCGGGATCAAGCCCCGGGCCTTACGCGCACAACTCCGCGAGCTGCGCATTCTTTCCAAGGATGGCGACCTGGCCAGCCACCACCGCGACCAGGGCCACCTGTTTTCAGATCCGCGCAGCGTGCAGATCGGCAAAACCGGCCGCTACAAGCACTACGCCGTCGTCATGGTCACCGAGGCAGGTGTGCCGTGGCTGGCAAAGAAACTGGGCATCACCATCACGAACAAGGACGCCGCAGCATGAAGACCAACTACTTCAACGCCTACACCCAAGCACTCGGCGCCCTGGCCCTGATCCCGATCTACCTGACCAGCCCCGGCACCGTGAGCAAGGCCACCCTGATCGGCACCGCCAACGAGGCCACGCTGGCCCTGGCGAGCATGCCCGCCTGTGCGGTCGAGCTTGCGGAGGTTTATCGGTGCGTCAGCAGCGTGATCCAACCCGGTCAGATTGCCTACGTCACCCCGACCAATGTCCCCGAGACGCCCTTCGGCGCTGTCGTGGCGGATGAGCGCGGTCTGATCTGCGCCGCCGCCCGAGGCGCCAGCAAAGAGGGGCTGGCGGAACTGATCCGCCTCAAGCTGCAGCCCGCCGACGTGGGGGCCGGGGAGGTAAGCACATGAGCGACACCCTCGACCAACTGCGGCGCCAGTTCGCCACCCCCTGCCCCACTCTGGCAGCGGTGCGGGAGCAGTATTTCGCGCACATCCGCACTGACCGGCATCTGCTCAGCGAAATCAAAAAGGGCCGGGTGAAGCTGATCGTGACGCGCCTTCACGGATCTGCACGCGCCAAACCCGTGGTTTATCTGCACAACCTGGCCGCCTACCTCGACGCCCAAGCGGAGAAAGCAGCGGCCTGACAACGGTGGCCCCTGCCGTCCAGGGGCGAACAACCAGTGAGACACAGCACATGAGCAAAGCACGACCCTTTATCGACACCCTTCGCGACATCGAGGCCGGCGGCCTGCTCGATGAACTGAGCGAGGCCCAGTTTGGCCTGATCGATGCCATCCGCCTTTCCGGTAAAGGCGGGAAGCTGGTCATTGAACTGACCTACAAGCCCGACGGACGAGGCCAGATGAACATCAAGGCTGACGTGAAGGTGAAAGAGCCGACCCTTTCCCGTGGCACATCGCTGTTCTTCCTGACACCGGAAGGCAACCTCACCCGGCGCAACCCTCGCCAGCAGGATCTGCCACTGCGCCCCGTCCTTGACGAGGACAGTCCAGCCACCCTGCGCAATGTTTCGCAGTAACCACCTCTCACCACAAAGACTGGAGCACATCCAATGCAAGAAGCCATTCAACATCTCGTCAGCCTGTCTCAGGCCCTGGGCAAACCTCTCGACCATCCGGGTCTGCACGCACCGGTTGCCCTGGTACCCGACGGCGTAAAGGTGCAAGACCTGGAGAAGCTGCTGCCCTCCCCCAGCCGCATCCGCCAGAAAGTAACCATGCTCGATGCCGACAGCTTCATAGACTACGTGAACCGCTTCGCCACCTCGGCCACATCCGTTTTCTGTGACGGGCCTGAAGGCCGGACCTTCACTGCCGTCCTCGACTACCACCAACCCGATAGCCCGTCCTGGACCGAACACACGGCCAGCTACTGCTGCCCGATCACTGTTGAATGGGGCCGCTGGAAAGCAGCCGACCGCAAGAAGATGGATCAGGCATCGTTCGCCGAGTTCATCGAAGACAACGTGAAGGACATCACCCAGCCCCAGGACTTCCCAGCAGCCCCCAGCGCGGCGGACATGCTGGAAATCAGTCGCACCCTGGAAGCGAAGAAAAACATCAGCTTCCGCCAAGGCACCCGCCTCGATAACGGCCAGGTCCAACTGACCTACAACGAGGAAATCGACGGACGCGCCGGCGAGTCCGGGCAACTCAACATCCCTGAACAGTTCTTCATCGGCGTGAAGCCCTTCCTGGGCGGCGATGGCTTCTGTATCCCGGCACGCTTCCGCTATCGCATCGCCGAGGGCCGCCTTGTGATGTGGTTCGAACTGATCCGCCCAGAAAAGGTGCTTGAAGAGGCGTACAACGCCGTCCGCGCCAAGATCAAGGCCGCGATCAACGAAGTACCGCTGTACGAAGCCACCCGCTAACTCAGCTTGCAACACCCCGCCGCCGTCCTCTCACCACTTATCCGTCCGGCGGCGGGCTCTAACGAGGATCACAGCACATGCAAACTCAACACCTGATCATCATCGCCATAGGCCAACTGGCTGAG